ATGCAGTTCAAGGCGTTTTCGGAAAAGCAGAGACAAGTGCTCACATGGTGGTGCGACGGGGCCGGGACCAGAGACCGGGAGGCGATCATCTGCGACGGGGCCGTGCGCAGCGGGAAGACGCTGTGCATGGGACTGTCCTTTTTCTGCTGGGCCATGCGGCGCTTCGGCGGGGAGAAATTCGCCCTGTGCGGCAAGACGGTATCCGCCCTGCGGCGCAACCTGCTGAGCACCCTACTGCCGGCACTGGGCGAGCTTGGGTTCCGATATCAGGAAACCGTCTCCCAAAACCGGGTGCGCGTGCGCTTTGGCGGGCAGGAAAATACGTTTTACCTCTTCGGCGGCCGGGATGAGGGCAGCGCAGGGCTGATCCAGGGGATGACGCTGGCAGGGGTGCTGCTGGACGAGGCGGCGCTGATGCCACGCTCCTTTGTGGAACAGGCGGCGGCCCGCTGCTCCGTCACGGGGGCCAAGCTGTGGTTTTCCTGTAACCCTGCGGGGCCGGAGCACTGGTTTTACAAAGAATGGATCCTGAAGCGGGAGGAGCGCAGGGCCCTCTACCTCCACTTTACCATGCAGGACAACCCGGCCCTGTCTCCCCAGGTCATACGGCGGTACGGCCGCAGCTTCAGCGGGGCCTTTTACCGCAGGTTCGTATTGGGGGAGTGGGCGGCCGCCGAGGGGCGGGTATACGATTTCTTCGACGAAAGCTACATCAGGCCTCCGCCGGAGGGGGCGATGGAGCAATGGTGCATCTCCTGCGATTACGGGACGGTGAATCCCGCGTCCTTCGGGCTGTGGGGGCGCAGAGACGGGGTCTGGTACCGGGTGGAGGAATTTTACTACGATTCCCGCGCCCGGGGCAGACAGAAGACCGACGGGGAATACGTACAGGACCTGAAGCGGCTGGCGGGCGGCCGGGAGATCGCCTGCGTGGTGGCCGATCCGTCGGCGGCCAGCTTTCTGGAGGCCCTGCGGCGGGAGGGATGGCGGGTCATACGGGGAGAAAACGACGTGCTCTCCGGCATCCGCCTGACCGCCGGGCTGCTGAAGCAGGGGCGCATCGTGATAGGCCCGGCCTGCCGGGACGCCATCCGGGAGTTTGGCCTGTACTGCTGGGATGAGCGGGCGACGGGCGACCGGGTCCGAAAGGAGCACGATCACGCCATGGACGATATTCGGTATTTTGCCGCTACCGTAGCCGCGCGGCGGGCGTACGGCGGCGTTGGGGCGTGGGCCGTGGAGCGGCAGGCGTTTTGAGACGCGGCAAGCGGGAGAGGAGTACGGAGCGATGGGATTTTGGAACAAGAAAGCGGACGGGGGAGGGACGGCTGCAGTCCAGCTGCGGGACGGGGGACGGCATCCCTTCCGGCTGCTGGACGGTTATGTGCCGCTGCGCAGCGGGGAAATCGCCCTTTACCGCAGCATCCGGGAGGCGGTGCCCATTGTGGACGCCGCAATCTTGAAGCTGATCCGGCTGTCCGGCGGCGTACAGGTGCGCTGCCGGACGGAACAGGCCCAGGCGGGACTGGAGCGGTTTTTGCGGACGGTGGACACCGGACGGGGCCAGCGGGGCGTGCAGTCCTTTCTGGACCGCTATCTGGACGCCATGCTGACCTGCGGGCGGGCCGTAGGGGAGATCGTGCTGGACCGCAGACGGCGGGAGATTGCCGCACTGCTGTGCGGAGATCCGGCGGAGGTGGAGATCCGGGAGGGGGCGTCCCCAATGGAGTTCCAGCTCTGCACCCGGGCCGAAGGCGGCGGAATGGAGCCGCTGCCCTGCCAGGAGCTGCTGCTGTTTACCCCGTTTCAACCGGAGGTGGGCAGCCCTTACGGAGTGAGCCTGCTGCGGTCGATGCCCTTTTTGACGGAGATCCTGCTGAAAATTTATCAGGCTACCGGCATGAACTGGGAGCGTTTGGGAAACGTGCGCTTTGCCGTGATCTATAAGCCTGAGGGGGACGGGCTGGACCGGGCCTGGGCGCAGGAGCGGAGCCAGTGCCTGGCCCGGGAGTGGTCGGCTGCCATGCAGGCGGGAAAGCAGGGCAGCGTCCGGGACTTTGTGGCCGTGGGCGACGTGGACATCAAGGTCATCGGAGCGGACAACCAGGTGCTGGACAGCGAGGTGCCCGTCCGGCAGATCCTGGAACAGCTGATCGCCCGCACGGGCATACCGCCCTTCCTGCTGGGACTGTCCTGGTCCTCCACCGAACGAATGAGCGCCCAGCAGGCCGACATGATGACCAGTGAGATCACCGCTATACGGCGGGGACTGGCGCCGGTGGTGGAACGGGTGTGCGAGCTGTGGCTGCGTCTGCATGGGTACGACGAGCCGGTGGAGGTGGACTGGGAAGACATCAACCTGCAGGACCTGGTGGAAGAGGCAAGAGCGGAGCTGTACCGGGAGCAGACCCGGGCGCTGCGGCTGGAAAATGAAAAGGAGGAAGCGAAACGGTGAGGATACAAAAGCAGGCCCGGGCGGGGCAGGGATTGGAACTGGCCGAAGGCGAGCTGGCACAGATCAATGCCCTGAGCCGGAAGGAGCTGAAGGCCGGAGAGGTATACGCCTTCGGAGTGCGGCTGTGCGACAACGAGATCGACCGCGACGGGGAACGGTTCCCGTTGGAGACCTTGCAGGAACTGGAAAGGCTCTTTGTGGGGAAGAGCGGAGTATTTGACCACCAGTGGAGCGCCCTGGGGCAGACCGCCCGCATTTACCGCACCGAGCTGGTGCAGGAGACGGAAAAGCGTACCGGCGCGGGGGACGCATACTGCTATCTGAAGGGGTACGCCTACATGCTGCGCACGGAGAAGAACCGGGACCTGATCGCGGAGATCGAGGGCGGCATCAAAAAGGAGGTCAGCGTGGGCTGCGCGGTGGAGCGGGCGGTTTGCTCCATATGCGGGGAGGACCACAACGACCGGACGAAATGCAGGCATGTCAAAGGGCGCACCTACAACGGCAAGCTGTGCTGGGCCGACCTGCGGGAGGCCACCGACGCCTATGAGTGGTCGTTTGTAGCGGTGCCGGCCCAGAAAAACGCGGGGGTGATCAAACAGATGAAGCGGGAAACGGACAGGGAACAGCTGGAGCGGGAAGCCGAGCTGGGGCGCAGGTACCTGGCGGGACTGCGGGAGGAGATCGCCCGGCTGGGCGCGCTGGCGGAGCCGGAGCTGAGCGGCGGCGTGCTCAAGCAGATCGCCGGAAAACTGGACGAGGAGGAATTACTGGCGGTGAAACGGGCCTATGAGAAACGGCTGGACGAGCGCTTCCCGACGGCGCCACAAATCAAGGATACCGGTGGGGAGCGGGAGGCACAGCGGGACGACGTGGCGTTTTTGATTTAAGGCATTACCGCAGGATTCAACGCGTGCGGAGCGGCGCGAAAACTTGTGCTGCAAAAAGGCGCAAAACCGCAGGAATACTTTGCGTATTGCAAGGTTTTGCAGCGCATTTGTGGGGCAAATTGGCCGCCAAGGCGTGCGTGGGGAATTGTGCGGTGATGCCTTAAGCCCGTTTGGGACCGGAAGAAGCGCCCCATGGACGAACCTGTCCCTCTGGAGCAAACAAGGCCGGGACAGCCCGCAGGGCCCGGGGCGCAAACGCCCGGCGCGGCGGAAGAACACAGACGCAAAAGGAAGCGGAGAACGCGAAAGGAGAAACGGGAATGAGCAAGATTTCGTTTGAGGGGATCGGAGAGGTGGCGGCTACCTTCGCCTGCGGCGACGGAGTAACGGCAGGACAGGTGGTAAAGGTCACGGGGAATGGCGCCGTGGGGGCCTGCAGCGACGGCGACCGATTCTGCGGCATGGCGCTTTCCGCCCAGGACGGCTACGCCGCCGTGCAGCTGGCGGGCCTGGTCAGGGTGAGCGTCACGGGCGAGGGCGTCAGCGCCGGGTGGGTCAAGCTGGCCGCCGACGGAAGCGGCGGCGTCAAAGCGGCCGCCACCGGCGGCACAGAACTGCTGGTGCTCAGCGCGGACAGCGACGGCGCCGTGGTGCGCCTGTAAAAGGGGAGGAGAAACATATGGCTTATCTGTACGACAATCTCAGACTGGAAAAGGGCATGTACAACGAAGCCGGCCAAAGCTTTACCCAGGTGCTGGAGCGGGAGGACCCCTCCGAGCACTACAAAGGCACGGCCCTGGAGGGACTGGACGCTTACCAGCGGCAGCTCAAGCGCTTTGACATCAAGGTGAAGGGCGCGGGCAGCGACGTGGTGGAGAAATTCTTCCACACCGCACAGTCCGCAGTGCTCTTTCCCGAGTACATCGCCCGCTCCGTACGGCAGGGGATGGAGGAGGCGGATCTGCTGCCCCACATTACCGCCGCGGTGACGCGGTTTGAAGGAATGGACTACCGTTCCATCACGTCGGTCCCGGAAAAGACCAAGCGGGAACTGCGCCGGGTGGAGGAGGGGGCCGCCATCCCCCAGACCGAGGTGAAGACCCAGGAGAACCTGGTGAAGCTCCACAAGCGGGGACGGATGCTGGTGGCCTCCTACGAAGCCATCCGCTACCAGAAGCTGGACCTGTTCTCTGTCACCCTGCGCCAGATCGGCGCGCACATCAACCGGATGCATCTGGAGGACGCCATCGACGTGCTGCTGAACGGCGACGGAAACAGCAATCCGGCCCAGGCCCTCAAGGTCGGCACCAGCCCCATCGGCGGCACGGCGGGCAGCCTGACCTACAGCGAACTGGTGGATTTCTGGGCCCAGTTCGACCCCTATGAGATGAACACGCTGCTGGCATCCGGCGACGTGATGCTGAAGCTGCTCAAACTCACCGAATTCCAGAACCCGCTGACCGGACTCAATTTCCAGGGGACCGGCAAGCTGGCCACGCCCCTGGGCGCCAAGCTGCTGCGCACCGCCGCCCTGGACAGCGGAACGCTCATCGGGCTGGACAAGCATTATGCGCTGGAGATGGTGCAGGGCTCCGACGTGCTGGTGGAGTATGACAAGCTGATCGACCGGCAGCTGGAGCGGGCCGCCATCACCAGCATCAGCGGTTTTGCCAAGCTCTACACCGATGCGGCCAAGGTGCTGAGGGTCGGATGACGGAGCAGATCTTGGCTCTGGCGCGGACGCTGGGACCGGCAGGCGTCACCGAAACGGAGGCGCTGGAGCCCCTGTGCCGGGCTGCCCGGGCGGAACTGGAAGGAATGCTTCGGGAGGGCGTGACGCCCGAGGATTGCGGAGAGGCCTTCCTGCTGGGCGCAGCCTGGCTGGCCCTGGCCGGTCTGGCAGCGGGAGAGGACGGCGGAGTGGAGAGTTTCCGCGCCGGGGACGTGAGCATACGCCACCGATCCGGGATGGACGCCAGGGCGCGCTGTGCCGCTTTGCGTCTCCAGGCCAGGCAGGTCATGGCCCGCTATCTCCGGGACGACGGCTTCGTATTCCGGGGGGTGCCGGGATGAGCCTGTTTGAGGGGCTGCTGCAGCGGTATGGGCAGAGGGTGCTCCTCTGGCGCGAAGGGGCGGAGGAGGGGACGGCGTGCCGGGCCTTCCTCCAGCCCATCCGGGAGCGCGGCGAGCAGGTCCAGGCTTCGCCCCTGGGGGCGGTACGGCAGGACAAGTGGCTCTGCCTGGGCGAGCCGGGAATCGCGCTGGAGGGGCTGGGAGACGGCTTTATCCAGTGGGCTGGGCGGCGCTTCCGGGTGATCTCCGCCCAGCCGTTCTACCTGGGGACGGTATTGTCCCACTGGCGGGCCGTGCTGCGGCCCATGGACGAGGATTGACCGGAAACGCGGAGGGGGAAGAAAGCATGACGCTGGATACCGTGCGGGAGCGGATGGCCGAATGCCTGCGGAAAGCGGGAGTGGAAGCGGTCTGCGCCTGGCCCGGGGGAGCGCGCAGGCGCGTGCAGGGGCCGGTGGCGGCGGTTTCCCTGCGCTCCTGCCAGGGCGGGCCGGGCGGCTTCCGGGATTATCTGGGGGAGCGCTACAACCAGGAGCGGGGCTGCTGGGAGGAGCTCTACGGACGGAAGGTGCGGCTGGTATTCGGGCTGGATCTGTATGCGCCGGGGCCCGACGGCGCTCCGGCGCTCCGGACCGCCTTTGACGTGGTGGCCGGAGCCCTGCAGCGGGAGGGGCCGGAAGGGCTGAAGCTGCTGGAGCTCTCCTGCGGCGAGGTGGAAGACGATCCAGGGACGGATTTGCTGCGCTGCCCGGCGGAAGCGGTCTGTGAAGGATGGCTCTACGCCGTGGCGGACGAGGCGGGCGCGTTCCTGGACTTTATCGTGAGAGGGGACGGAAAAGTGTGAGCACGACGAAACATGAGCGGCCGGGGGTCTACTCCAGATACGATGCGTCCACCGTGGTCAGCGGCGGCGGCAGCGGGAAGACCGTGGGCATCGCGGCCCTGAGCGAGGCGGAGGCGGGAGGACTGCACGCCTTGGCCCGATATGAGGACGCGGCGGCCGCCTTTGGGGCGGAGGACAACCTGTGCCGGTTGGCGCAGACGCTCTTCCGCAACGGCGCGGCCCAGGTAAAGGCGGCGCCTGTGGCGGCGGAGGAGGGGTATGAGGCGGCCTTCGCCCTGCTGGAAGCGGAGGAGGACCTGGCGGTGATCTTCTGTGACAGTACCACCCTGGGCGTGCAGCAGAAGCTGCGGGAGAGCGTGGAAAACGCCTCCCAGGCCCGAAGGGAGCGCATTGCGGTGGTGTGTCCCGGCAGCGGGGAGAACGTCTCCGAACTGGTGGCACGGGCCGAGGCCCTGAACAGTGAGCGGGTGGTGCTGGCGGCCCCCGCCGACGGGACGGGCGGAGCGCTGGCCGCCGCCGCAGCGGCCGGGGCCATCGCCGGAGAGAACGACCCCGCTGTGCCCCTGGGAGGCGCGGAACTGAAGGGCGTGGATACGCTGCAGGCCCAGTACGGCGACAGCGAGATCGACCTGCTGGTACGGGGCGGGGTGACCCCGTTGGAATGCGTGGGGGGAAAGGTCAGCGTGGTGCGGGGGGTGACCACCCGGACCAAAAGCGGAACGGCGGCGGACGCCACCTGGCGGGAACTGACCACCATCCGCATCGTGGACGACGTGATCCCCACGGTGCGCTCCGCACTGCGGGCAAAGTTCCGCCGGGCCAAGAATACCGAACAGAGCCGGGGAGCCATACGCTCCCAGGTGGTGCTGGAACTGGAGAACAAGCTGGCAAGGGAGATCATCACCGGATACGACGGGGTGACCGTTACCGCGGACAGTGAAAATCCAACCGTGTGCCTGGTGGATTTCTCCTTTACGGTGGCCCACGGGCTCAACCAGATTTGGCTGAGCGCGCATATTACGGTGTGACCCACAGCGGCGTTTGGGGAGGAGGAAGCTTAGGTGAATATTTCGGGATTTCCCACCAGCAGCGATATCTATTTGGAAGTGGATGGGAAAAAGGTGGCGGTGGTACAAAGCTACACGGCAAGATCCAGCCGGACCAGCCAGACGGTGGAGGCCTTCGGCGAAGACGAGCCGGTGGCTACCATTCCGGGCCAGCGCAGTCATGTAATCGAACTGACGCGGCTCTACGCCACCGACGAGGCCATCCGGGACGGGCTTAATTTCCATGATCTGGAGGATTTCAGCCTGGTCATCTGCAAGCCGGACCGGAAGATCATTTATTCCGGCTGCCAGTGGAGCGCGATCGGGGAGACCGGCGCGCTGGGGGCTATGGTTGTGGAAAAAATTACCATCATGGCGGCCAGGCGGATCGAGACGGCGGCGTGAGCGAGGGGGACAGAGCGCTTGCCGGCGTGCCGGCCGGGGAAGAGCGATGGGAGAGCAGAGAATGAGAGAACATTCGATTTTGACCGGAGCGCAGCGGCTGCGGCTGGAGGACGGGAGCGAGCTGCGGCTGCTCTCCGCACTGGAGGTGCTGGAGGCCCGGCGGGAGGCGGAGGAGCTGGCAAAGAGCGCAGGAGAACAGGCCCTGTGTTCCAACGCCTGCTTGCTGGCCAGAGCGCTGGAACGGGACGGCGAGCCCCTGTTCGAGGACGGCTGGGCCGTCCTGAGGGGGATGACGGCCTCCGAGATCGCTGTGCTGGCAACACGCTGGGCCGACTTCGAGCGGCAGGAGGACCCGGCGCCCGAAGATGGAGAGGAGCGCTGCCGGCAGCTAAAAAAAGCCTGGAGCACACGCCGGAGGAGCGCCTGCGCTGGCGTGTGCTCAAGACCTTCGGAGCTCTGCCCACCGAGGCGCGCGTGCGGGAAATGAAGCGCCGTGACTATCTGTGGTGCGCGCTGAATCTGCTGCTGGACCACGAGGAGGAGCTGGGGCGGCTCTGCCCCAGCTGCCGGGCCCAGGCGGAAGAGGGGCGCTGCCCCGTCTGCGGCGGCGCGGCGGGAGAGTATCTTGGCGGAGAGAACGCGGCGTTCGACGAGGAGCGGTTTGAGCGGCTGATGCGGGGGGAGACGGATTGATCGATTTCCTGGAGCGGCTGCTGGCGGCACAGCGGCGGGCGGAGGACGGAGAAAAAGAGCCGCTCCTGCTCCCGGCAGACCCGGCGTGGGCGGCCCCGGCGGAGGAGGAGAAAACCGGCGGAGCCGGACGGCCGGAGGCCGGCGGGGAGACGGAGGAAGGCGCGCAGGCGGCAGAGCGGTGCGGCGTGTGGGAGGAGTTTGGGGCGGCGGGGCGGAAGGACGCCCCTTACGGGCGCAGAGCGGCCGCTGCGCCGGCATCCGGCGGCGGGAAAGGGCAGGCCGGCGCGGCGGCGCGGGGCCGGGAGGAGGGCGCGAGCGCGCCCAAGACGTCCGCCGGAGCGGCGCGGCCACGGGAAACGGCAGCAGGACGGTCACACGACGCCGGGGCGTGGCTGGAAGAACAGGTGCGGCGGAGCGCGGCGGCGGCCGGAAGCATCGGCACAGGGCCGGGCCGGATCGCGGTAGTGGAGCGGCAGACGGAAGAGAGCGCCGCCGGGGTGACGGCGGCGGAGCTGGACCGGGTGCTGGAGCGGGACGCCCGGCGGTACGACGCAGGCTTCCGCCTGTTTTGAGAGGGGGAGAGCGCCGGTGAAGCTGGCGGCGATGCGGTATAAGGACTACGTATGGCCCCACAATCCGCGGGTCTATACCATCGAATACGAGCGGAGGATGGGGGCGCGGAAGGTGCCCTTTGGCCGCTATTTTTTACAGGATCTGGGGCCCGCCCAGCGGGTCATGCGGGGCGAGGGCGAATTTGTGGGGGAAGAGGCCTATGCGGAATTCAAAAGGCTGGCGAGCGTCTTTTACGACGACGGACCGGGACTGCTGGTCCACCCGGTCTGGCAAACGGCCAACGCCTATTTCGTGGAGCTGTCTCTGGCGCAGGAGCCCCGGGCGGATTATGTGAGATACACCTTTGCCTTCTGGGAGGGCTATGAGGGACACAATACAACCCTGCGCACACAGCAGGGGGAGAGCGCCGGGAGCGGCGCCTCCGGGACGGAAAGCAGGAGCGGCGCGGTCTGGCACACAGTGGCGCAGGGAGAGACCATGTGGGGGATCGCCCGGCGCTATGGCCTTACGCTGACGGCGCTGGTTACCCTCAATCCCCAGATCAAAAACCCGAACCTGATCCTGGTGGGAGAGAAGGTGCGGGTAGCATGACGGGGACGCTGATCTGCTGGGACGGACGGCGCGTCGTCCTGCCCGACCTGACGTCCTGGCGGATGGAATATGCCTGCGGAATCCCCTGTGACAGCTTCTATCTGGAGTGCCTGTGGGAACCGGGCGAGGCCGGGGCGCTGGCCGAGGCGGTACGCTTTGCGGCGGAGGAGGACGGGGAGCGGGTGTTTACTGGCGTGGTGGACGAGGTTTGCTGCGGCTGGGACGAAGACGGAGCGCGCCTGAGCGTTTCCGGCAGGAGCATGGCGGCGCTGCTGCTGGACAACGAGGCGCTGGGGTGCGATTATCAGACGGCCACCCTGGCAGATATCCTGCGGGACCACGTGACCCCTTACGGCATCCAGGTGGGGCGGACGGACCGGCTGCCCGCGGTGCCGGACTTCTCCGTGGCCATGGGGAGCAGCGAGTGGCAGGCGCTCTATCATTTTTGCCGGTACTACGGCGGCGTGACGCCCCGCTTTGACCGGCAGGGGCGGCTGCAGGTGTGCGCCTGGCAGGATGGAGCGCGGCGGGTGCTGGACGAGGACGCGGCGGTGCTGGAGCTGGCCTGGAAGGAGAAGCGCTACGGGGTCTTGTCCGAGGTGCTGGTACGGGATAAGACGCGGGACCAGGTGCAGCGGGTGGTCCACAGCGGGTTTGCCCGGCGGGGCGGACAGTGCCGCCGGGTGCTGACCATGCCGGGGCGCAGCAGCTATCAGGCCATGCGCTATTCCGGAGAATACCAGCTCCAGCGTGCCGCCGAGGGATGGCACAGCGTGGAGCTTATGCTGCCCGGCACCTTCCGCGCCTGGCCGGGGGAGCTGGTGGAGGTAAACTGGAAGCGCGACGTCTGCCGGGGGCTTTGGCGGGTGACGGAAAGCGTGTGCGGGATGGATGCGAGGGGCGCGTATACCCGGCTGACCCTGGCGGACGCGGCGGCGGTCGTTTGAACGGCGGCGGGACGGTTTGGACAAGGAGGAGACAGCATGTGGATCTCAAGACAGGGGATGAGCCGGGACGGACGGCAGGAGGCGGCCCGGGTGGGTGTGGTGAGCCTGCCGGGAGACCCGGCGGCCGTTCTGCTGGACGGAGAGCGCCGTCAGGTGCCGGTATTCGCGCCCGGCGGCTATCAGTGGCAGCCCATGCGGGGCGAGCGGGTACTGGTGGTCAAAGCCGGACCCGACGGGGAACAGCCCTGCGCGGCGGGGGTGCGCGGCCAGCGTGCGTGGAACCTGGCGCCCGGCGAGGTGGTGCTCTACAGCGGCGGCGGGGCGGCCAGCATCCGCATCCGCAACGACGGCGTAATCTCCATGAGCGGCACGGTATTGGTCAATGGGCTGCCCGTGATGGTGGAGGGCGGTTAGGATGGAGCTGATGGTGCGGGACGGGGACTATGTGAGCGACGGACGGGGCTCCTTCCGGCGGGCGGAGGGGAGCGCGGAGCTGCTGCAGCGGGTGCTGTGGAAGCTGAGTATCCGGCGGGGCTGCTTCCCGCCGCTGCCGGGGCTGGGCAGCCAGCTGTATCGGCTGGCCGGGGCGCAGCCCGCGCGGCGAGGCGCGCTGGCCCGTCAATATGTGACCGAGGCGTTGGCAGAGGAGGAGTCTCTGCTTGTGGACGATGTGATTTTAAGCGGCACGGGCACCTTACAGGTCAGATTGACCTGGCGGGGAGAGACGCTGCGTTTGGATATGGACGTACAGGGAGCGTGAAGGGATGACGGTGGACGAGATCTACAGCGGGATGGCTGCACGGTTTCAGGAGGAGACCGGGCTCGTCCCGGCGGGAGACGGGGACCTGGCGGTGCGGCTGTACGCTGTGGCCGCCCAGATCTACGCCTTATATGTACAGGCAGATTGGGTGGAACGGCAGTGCTTTCCCCAGAGCGCCCACGGGGCGTATCTGGACAAGCACGCCCAGCTGCGGGGGCTGGAGCGGCGGGAAGCGGTACGCGCCCAGGGAGTGCTGCGCTTCGAGACCGACAGCGCCGCCCAAACCGACCTTTCCATCCCGGCGGGGACGGTGTGCATGACGGCGGAGCAGGTGCGCTTCGAGACCCTGGAGGATGTGGTGCTGCAGGCGGGAGAGACCGCGGCTCAGGTGCGTGCGCAGGCGGTGAAGCCGGGGAGCGCGGGCAACGCGGCGGCCGGGACCATCCGGGCCATGGCAGTGGCCCCGGTAGGCGTGAGCCGGTGCACCAACCCCGCAGCCTTTACCGGCGGGCTGGAGGAGGAGACGGACGAGGCGCTGCGGGTGCGGGTGCTGGAGACCTTCCAGAGAATGCCCAACGGGGCCAACGCCGCCTTTTATCAGCAGGGGGCCATGTCGTTCCCGGAGGTGGCGGCGGCGGCGGTGCTGTCCCGCCCGAGGGGCGTGGGTACGGTGGATGTGGTGGTATCCACCCCCGCCGGGGTGCCGGACAGCGCCCTGCTGGCCCAGCTGAGCAGCTATTTCACCCAGCGGCGTGAGATCGCCGTAGACGTACGGGTACGGGCCCCGGAGGTAAAAAGCATCGATGTGAGCGTGGCGGTGGCAGCTGCGGACGGCGCCGACGGGGAAGCGGTGCGCAGCCGGGTGGAGGCCGCCCTGCGGGCGCAGTTCGACGGACGGCTGCTGGGACGGGATGTGCTGCGGGCCGCGCTGGGGGCGGTCATCTACGGCGTGGACGGCGTGGCCAACTACAGCATTGCCGTCCCCGCCGCCGACGTAGCCGCAGCGGCGGACGAGCTGCCTGTGCTGGGAACGCTGACGGTGACGGAGATGGAGGTGAGCGGTTGAAGCATGCGGATTATCTCCGGCAGATGCTTGCGCCGCTGGGGGTCTATCGTCTGGAGGGGACCTGCAACGGCGGAGAGCTGGAGGCCGTGGGAGCCGCCCTGGACGGCTGCGCCGCCGCGCTGGAAACGGTGGAGCGGGAGATGCTGCTGACCACGGCGGAGGGGGACGGCCTGGAGCGGATCGAAGCGCTGCTGGCGCGGCGGCCGGTGGCAAGCGTCCTGGAACGGCGGCGGGCAGCTCTGGCGGCCCTGCTGCGGATTGGAGGCGACAGCTTCACGCTTTCGGCGATCAACGACAACCTGGCCGGATGCGGGCTCAATGCGGTGGCCAGTGAGACGGAGGAGCCCGGCGTAGTAGAGGTGCGCTTTCCCGAGGTGCCCGGGATCCCGGATGGGTTTGCAGAGATGCGGGCCATCATCGAGGATATCCTGCCGTGCCATCTGGAAATACGGTATGTCTACTGGTACATTACCTGGGCCATGCTGCAGGCGCGCTTTCAGACCTGGGGAGAGATCGAGTCGCTGGGACTGAGCTGGAGCGCATTGGAAAAGCTGGTACGATGAGAGTTGGGGTGGAGTTGAAGGCGGAGCATATCAAAAATGGGGCGCTGGCCCTGCTGGCGGCGGCGGGAGGGCTGCTGGCCCAAGCGCTGGGAGGCTGGGATACGGCACTGCAGAGCTTGATTTTCTGCATGGCGGTGGATTACCTCACCGGTATGCTGGTAGCGGGGGTGTTCCGGCGCTCCGGCAAGACGGAGAGCGGCGCGCTGGACAGCCGGGCCGGGTTTCGCGGGCTGTGCAAAAAGGCCGGGGAGCTGGCGGCCGTGCTGGTGGCCGCCCGGCTGGACCTGCTGTTGGGCAGTGATTGGGCCCGGACCGCGGTGATTCTGTTCTTTGTGGGCAACGAAGGGCTGTCTATCCTGGAGAACGTGGGATTGATGGGCGTACCTTACCCGGCGGCGCTCCGGCAGGCGCTGGAGGCCCTGCGGGAGCAGAGGGCGGAAAAAGGGCCGGAGGAGTAATGTGAACCGCCCCAGTAAAAACGGACAATAGACAAAACGCCCCCTAATGTAGGAAAATGAAAGTACTACATTAGGGGGTATTATTATGGCAAGGAAGTATCAGCACACCCAGGAATTACTGCCTAAAATCAAAGAAATGCTTGAAGGCGGAATGACACAGCGAGAGGTTGCGGAGAGACTTGGGGTGACAGGAGAGAGAGCAATCCATCATCTTCTTACACGCGAAAGGAAAAAGGAGCTGCATGGCATACCGAAGCAGCGT